CGGGGAGGGGCAAATAACTCCGTGCTATGGAACCAACAAAGTGACCGCGCTATGCCTGGACAACCGACGGCATACGTCCCCAGAACACGCACCCGGGGGCGCCCAGGTAGTTTAGGACCCGTAGCCAAAGGAGTCGATGTTAAGCATGGCTCTTATGCCAGATATTTGAATAGGAAAAAAGGAATAGTTCTTCGCACGCCAGTAAGTGATCCGCTTCCAACACCGAAGTGGGGTAATAAACAATATGCGGTAGGAATTATATCAAATTGTACATGTTGACTATTATGATTCTATTATATTATATTATTGAAGTATAATATAATACTATGTTTAAAATGAATTTTGCTTCAGGTAAAAAAAACATTGTATCAGGTATAAAAAACCATCCCATCAAGAACCTCTCAATGATTAGTTCTGGTAAAATGCTTCCTCGTGCTTTATCAAGAGCACCTTTAATGAAGTTAGTTATAAATCTAAAGGGTGGATCTTCCTGTGGGGCATGTGGAGGACGCTAGAGTCACGCTGAGGACGCTAGAGTCACGCTGAGGAGCACAGTTTATATTTAATACTAAGTGGAATTATGCCTATTTTATTCTCTTTTAATTTGTCCAACAAATACCTTTCTGCAATAATGCTCTTTTTAATAGAATATTGTTTAAGTTGATCTAACAATTTCCCGTAATATATAATCACTTCGGGCTTGGCTAAACACAAGTGGTCTACACAACCTTTTTGTCCGCCGATAAAAGGCAATGTAATATTATTATTAACAGTTAATTTATTTAAACAAGTAGTATCTATAGCACTTAATAATAATAAGTCGGTCCGAAGGACCATTCCATAATCATACTTACTTTTGTATTTTTCAAAAACCGAAACAATTCTGTGCTTAGAATATAGTAGTAGCCACATATTTAAAATAAGTTGCTTAGTCTTAATAGGTGTCGCCCCCCAACCACCTAATTTAGTATAATATTCGTTTATATCAATAGATTTAGATATTTCCTCGACCTGGTCTTGTATATTATATTTAGGTTTTAAGATTGTGTTTATAGTGTCATTTGTGATAGAAGGACTTTTATAAGTATGTATAAATATATCATATTCGAATGATTGTTGGATTAATGGCTTCAGTAAAAAGACATTTATAGAATTAATAATTTTCGGTAAATTACTAGCCAATCCATAAATAATAATAGCAATTTTTTTAGGTTCGATTGGAGTAGTCATCCTATATATTTTATCCTTAATTATAGTTACTGCTTTAGTTTGATCGTCTATTTTTTCCTGTATTTCATTTACTATGACTAATGTCTCCAATACTTTTAGCTCCAAGTTCACTAACTCGAGCGATTTTTCCTTCAACTCGCCGTCGAGGGTCTTAATATCGGTTTCTGTGTGAGTGAGTTTATTATTTAATATATTTAATTCCGCTGCATTTATGACCGCCATCTTTTTCTTTTCGTCGTCCGACTTTTTCTTTTCGTCGCTTAATCTTTTATTTTTTACCTTTTTTAATTCTCGTTGTTTATTTTTCAAGTTGCTTATTGCTTTTTCTAATTCTAATTCTAATTTGGTTTCAATAGAAGTCATATATAGGAGTATCTCATATATAAATAATACGATTTTAAGGCATTAGATAGTATGATAGTATGATATGGTGCTTAAAAGCATATCATACTATCATACTATTATAACATATGGATAGTTTAAATCTTGATATTGATACATACACTGTCACAGACCTAATGCGTTTATTTACATTAAATGGAAACTATGGTCAGGCGGACATAGATAACGGAAAAAGAGTATTATTACACCAGTTAACTAAACTAACTTCTTTAGGACCGGATGAAAAAAATAATATACATTTTTTTATAGATAGTGCGGCTGGTCGGTTGATTTCTCATATCAATAAACCAGATCCTAATGCACATACTTGGTCACAGAAAGAAAATCCTATTATGGATAGCGGTACAAATTATGTGATAAATCCGCCTAGTGCGGTGGTTGGGGCAAAGGCAAATATAATTGATGGTAGAACAGGAGGTTCTGGTGAAGCACCTCCTGGATGGATTAACCCAATAAATGTTCGTACTATACAACAAGGAATCAATATTGATACACGGTTTAGAGAAAATTATTATAATACCAGTTCGAGTGAGTATCACGTATCTTTACACGACACTCAAAAAAATGTCACTACTATGAGGGTAGGTACTCTAGATATTCCCATGACATTTTATGGCGTGGATAGAGCAAGAGGAGATGCTACTTTTTTAATATTAAAAAACGAAGACACGTCAACTAATGCTGGGTCATGGGAACCTCCTACAGAAAACCCACCTACGGGGTATATTAATTATACTGACCCTAGCAAACCACAAAAGTATCCGGTGGACTTAAATATTGAGCATGGTGTGGATGGGTGGCTGGTTATTATTCCTGACGGAAATTATGAAATGTCGTGGCAATCGAGTAATCTAGGTAACGATTTAGTTGAAGCAGTAAACCTAGCATTATCGATCGCCCAGCCAGGAGTATTAGATAAGGTTTCCGGTAAATTTTACATAGGTACTAGTAACGATATACCTATATTGAATAAGGGACTCGACACTAAAAATGACCTTGTGTATGATGTAAACCAGGCATGTGGGAAATCTCTCTTTGCCATCCCAACCTCCGACCAAGGGTCAAGTCAATTACACAATGGGTTTAAAATACAGTTTGCAGTGGACGCGGGAGGTAATCTATCCTTAGAACATAATATCCAATTGCGTGCGGGGTGGCAATTTGGGTATAGGTTAGGTGGGTACGACTGTACCATTAATAAATTAGCTCTGTCCGAGGGAATTTGCATGATTACTGGTCCAAGATATCTATTTCTATCAATTGATGATGGATTAACCCATTCGGCGTCGAATTTATCAGCGGCCTTCTCGCAATCCATTTTACACGAGCATATTCTAACTAGAATTAACATTAGTTCAGCCATTAATGACGTGGGTTCTTATAAATGTGCAAGCGATATCGGGCTAAGTAATCAGTTAAACAGAACCAGAGAATACTTTGGTCCTGTTGATGTATCTAGACTAAAAATAAAAATGATGGATGAATATGGTCGAGTGGTTAATCTACATAATATGGATTGGTCTATGACAATAGTATTTGATAAATTATACACTAATTAATGCACCGTAAAAGTCTTTTACCTTTTTATTCACCAAAATTTTAGTATGGTCAAACGACGTTAAGAATAGTCCTTCTAGGCTTCGAACTCGCGACAAGGCCACGTATGTTTGACCGCAGGCAAAGATTTTATTCCCCGCATCTACCTCTACTATATCCAGGGTCACTCCTTGCGATTTATGAATAGTCATTGCCCAGGCATACGTCAGGGGGATTTGCATTACGCTAACACCTGGAATAAATTCACTGGACCATTCATATGGCATTATAGTCATTATACGACCATTATAAAATCGAACCACGGGGAATTTATTTGCAAATCTAATTATAATCCCCTGGCTTCCATTAACTATCTGCGGGGAACTATGTAAATCAAGGTTTGTAATGCACATGACCAGCGTGCCTATTTTAAGTACCAGGGGTGTTGATGCTCGGGTAGAAGTTTCGAGATATGTTAACTCCGTTTCGCGAGCATACTCGGGGAATCTATTTCGTTTTATTAGGTCGTTAGGGGATAACCCATCAGATGAATTAGTCTTTACTAATTCATATGTATATATTTCGTCAGAAACCAGTTTATCAAATTCTAATTGATTCATTTGTTCTACTTGATTTCGACGAGGAAACAATATAGTTGCCTTAATATCTCCCGTATTTACTACTCCCACCCTTGTCTGTAGTAAATTAATGCCCTGCTGCGTGATTCTTCCAACACGAATTAGATTAAGCAATTTTTTAAACGCATCGTCTTCCTGTCGATAAATGGTTTTCAAACATATTACCGAGGGTATGGCCTTTGACCAAGCATCACTTTCGAAACAGAATGCACCCGAGTCTACATCTGGGTCAATCCCTAAAGGGGTGGCATTACTAATTGGTGGGAGTTGATAAAAGTCGCCAGATAATACCAACTGTATTCCACCAAATGGGATGGTTAGCTTGCCTTTAATGTGTCTGCCAATGGCATCTAATATATCAAATAGTTTTTTAGATAACATACTTACTTCGTCGATAATTAATACATCTATGGCTTCCCAATGCATCTTTGTCTTTTTATTATGCAATACTCTAAATACCACATCTCGATTAACCCCTGTTCCTAGACCAAGGCCAGCCCAGGAATGGATTGTTTTCGCCTTGCATTGTAGGAGTACTGCAGCACACCCAGTCATTGCACATGCTTGTACCCGTTTTTTAGCTGCTTCACATTCGTCAATAATAACTTTAATTAAATGGGATTTGCCTGTTCCTCCCGGACCAGTTATCATTATATTTTGACCGGCTTTAAATGCCTCAAATGCTTGGGCCTGTTCAGTAGATAGGTTCATTAGGAATAGGCTTGTTACCTACTAATATTAAAATAGAATCATTTCATTTTTATATTATTATTATTATTATTATTATTATTCATAGACCTTACACCATTTAGCATATTGGTTCTGAGGGATATTATCTTCGTTTGATATGTCGGTATTTGTAGTAGCTAATGGCGCAAATTTTTGCGCAATATCAGTAGACTGGTCCGTTGCTTGGTTTAAGAATGTGAGTTTAGTCGGATATATTAATCCGTCGAGAGATTGTCCTTTTATGGAGTTCCAATATGACGTTGACCATCTGAAATCTATCATAATATCGTCACTTGCACTCGAATTATCTCCGCATATGTCCTCGTTTGACAACCCATAAGGGTCTAATATATATTTAGGATAAGGGATCATATAGGAATAAGTAGCCTTTGTCGCAGGTATAGTATTTGGACTAGTCAGGGATATATCGTGACCCTCTAGACTATTTTGAATGATAGGATAAGTTAATATCTGTTCTGCTGAGGGCGTATAAGTCTTAAAATTACCTCTATTACTAGTAGGTGTAGTATACCCATCTAATACGGGGTTGGCATATTGTTTCCCCTTTGATATGTCCAAAAGGGCTTCATGACTACCTGCGGACCGAAGGGATATTTTATTATTTTGGTCTTTTTGTAACTTATACCTAGTATTCCATTTAATTTGATGATTCGTGCTGGAAATTGATTGTGCCGCACGTTCTATGGACGTATATATCGTTTGTTGTTTTTTCGCACGCAAGTATTCTCCCGCAGTTATATCCATTTGTTCTGATTGAAATGACCTACTCATTATATTATAGGTATAGGTATAATATAAGGATTGGTCCAGTCATTGTTTTTTTAAAAAAATGAA